TTATATTCGGTTCGTCACGCATGACAAATCACCTTGGTGAACTAATGACAATATCTGATCTCTATCTTCAACCTCTTGTTCCAACTCATAGCGGTTAAGAAAGGCTGACCAATAATCTAAGCTCGAACGGTTTGCTGGCAAAGCAGATTCATATCCACGCCAATAGCTACGTTGCTGCTTTAATGTATTAGCCATTCTTAACCGTGACGTACGAGCATAATTCAGTTCCTTATGAACATTATCTAAACGGTTATCCAGATAAGCTAGACGCTCTAATTGCTGATCAGTTATATCCAAAGTATCTTGCAAGGCTTTATGTTCAGCTTTCATTTCATCAATTAATTCAGCTTTGGCCTGTTCTAACTCTAGTTTCACAGCTTCATTACGAGTATTAGCCTGCCATTGGCGACAGTTAAACGCCCAGCCTAAGAAGTTATCAAAATTTTCAGTCGCATTATCACCAGTAAAAGTAATTTGGTAATGGCCTGTCGCTATAACCCCACGTTTACGTTTAGTCTCTCTGGCTTGAGTAATTTCATGATCAAACTCCAACATACTGGCCTTTAGCTTTTCAATCCGTTTAGCCTTCACATCATCATCTAACTTTTTGTTATTCTTTGTTATTTGGTGCTGCTTTTTCGCTTGCTTTAATTTAATACGAGCATGGCGAGCAACCTCATCATAATGGGCATTTTTACGGGCAAGCTTTTCTTCGCATTCAGCAATGATAGCTGCCATATTATCAGCAATAAAACTGCCCATTTCTTCCCAATCCTTGGCTCTTGAAACAGCGCCAATACTATAGCGGTTACCTCGAATCAAACCTTGATTACCGTCGCTTCCCTTTGCTGCATAGCCCACAGCTTTCACTAAGTATGAAGCTCCCGCTTTAGCATGTTTAATACGCTCAATTTTTGCAAAGCCATTACCCCAAATACGTTCTAACCGCCCAACCCATGCAAAGAAGTGTGTTTTAGGCACTTGCCAACGTAATAAAATATGAACATGCGGATTTGGTTCGCCATCTTCATTAGCTGGCATTTCAGCTACCCAACAATAATCAAGAGGAACGGCACAAATTTTATATACGTCTTTCTTTATTTCTTTACAACGAGGATGTTGAATTATCTTATCTTTGCGATCACCACGGCGAATCGGTGTAAAAGGACCATCAGCAATAATCTTTCCACATTTAGTACCTGCAGGTTTTACTCTCTCTTGGCCGCGCTTTACTCGAGCAGGCATATAGTCAGGAACCCAACCACGCTGATACATCTTTTGGGCTAAATCGATAAAACGACTAACTTCAGATCCAATACTTGAATCAGGATAGTAATCACGAATTTTTGTCCATGGGCCGCTAGCACGAATACAGGGATCACCAATATCAAAAATCTTACGGCCAAATTCATCAATCTCCCCTGTTGGTTTAATCGATTCTTGATTAACGGCCGCCATCTCGCCTTTCTTGCCCATATCATCCAACCATGAGAAAGGACCAGAAGCTTTGATTCGATAAGGTTCTTTGCCATGAGGACTCATAACGACGATGGTCCCAAATAAACCAGGCTTAGTTCTATTTTTTGATTGTGGTTTACTGGTTAATATTTTCTCGCGCTGTGCTTCCGTAAACGTCAATGTGCCAAAAGTAGTGTAACCACCACGTAATGCTTGAACATACGCACCCGATTCAAACACTTTACGAACCGCACCATCAGTTAACTTATCCGTAAATCTTTCACCAGATTGAGCCGGTGGCATAATTGATGGGCGAGATTGAGCTTGCAATCGAACTCGCCATTCATTCGACCACTCACGATGAAACAATCGAGCCATAACTGGCGCATTTTGAACAAATCCATGTGCATGCAAACAGCCAACAGGATTTTTCTGCCAATTTAGATCAATAGGCTCAAACGTTAATGGCTTAGGGGCAGATTCATACTTAACATTCTCACCACGACGCGCTTTCACTTTTTTAAGCAAATGGCCCCATTGTGTTAGGCGTTGCTTCTTAGCTCTTGTTGTCGCTTGAGCCCCTTTTTGCGCTAATTCCTCCCTTGTCGGACTTTTGCGCCGCTGGACAAGGCTATTACCCCCAGCCGCTTCGCGACTGCCCTGCGGGGCAAAATTTCGTGGAAGCTTCGGATCAAAATAGTGTAATGCTTGTTTTAAAACTTTATCGTCAGAATGACCAAGCATGAAAAATTCAGCCTCACTTATTAAGTTTGGCTGTGCATTTGTATACTGTCTGATTTCTTGAGATGTAAAAAAACCGGACATAAGTCCGGATTTAAATTTATTAACATCGAAATAACTTTTTGGGTTCCCGTATTTTTCTTTCACGATGTATAATCCAATTACCATTTTCATAAGAAACGTAACGTCGAATATTCATTTTTTTATTTAGATGATCGAAAATATAAGAATTATCATCTAAAGCTATAATTGTTCCGACACCCACATATCCATAACCTGAATCAAATTTTTGTTTTAATAGACAGGTCATTACAGGAAGATCACTCAACTCTCTGAGATAAATTCTCGATATCATCTGCATATCTTCCGGCCATAGGTTCGGAAAGAAAGAAACTTTGTACTCTAGGGTTTGCCAAAAATCTTTCATATCCCGCGTCAATTTTTTCAAAGCATTCTCTTCCGTCAATAAATACTTCACGGATATTAGCAAGCTTTTGTTTTTCTTCTTGTGTTAAGGATCTTATTTTCATAATTGAGCAAACTCCTGTATATCACAAATCAAAAATCCACCTTGGTTAGAACCTTTAACTAAGACACCATTTTGTTCTGTTTCATATTCCAATTGAGATTTAGCTGATTCAATCGCTATTTCAAGATTATCAAACTCACCCAGTTGTAAATTCATTACTTCTGCAGTGTGACGATTACGAACAATGCCACCATCAATACCTAAAAATACTGCTAAATAGTTCATCTCAATTACCTAAAATCTTTTAATGGCCGATTAGCCAATGGTTTTAACGCTTCAAACAACGCATTTACAGCTCTATGTACTTTTGCCCTTGATACTTCATCCATCTCAGCAAGTGGCATTGATATATGAGCCTTGGTTAATCGGGCTGCAGAGCAAATAGCTCGCCTTAAATCTTCAGGTAAATGGTCATAAATCAGCCCTACGGTTGATTCACTACCAAACAATGCATGAATGTTTGCCAGTGACTCTGTAGCTGAAGGTATTCGATTCTGTAATTGCTGAGCCTGCATCATGATTTCAATTCCTTATGCCAAGCCGGGAATAGGTAAACCGTTCATCACTGCATCTGTACACATCGACATAAAAGGCGTGCTTGCCTGACAACGGTTCTCAACATCATTCATTAATAAAACCAACTCACGCATCGCAGCTTGGGCTTTACTAACAATTTCATTTTTCTTACGTCTGGTTAAACGCTGTATCGTTTCTACTTCAACTAAGTGGCGGCTAATTTCACCAGCATGACTATTAATCGTCATTGCCGCCATCACAGGTGATTTTCCCTCCCCCACTGATGGCAACTTCACTGCAGTTAAATCCAACTCAAGCAACACGCTATTTACTAAATCACTATTCCCGCTTTGCTTGGTAATGATCACCAACTCCCGCACAGTTAATTGGTGCGGTTGATTGGGGTTTAGTTTGTTTCGTAGCATTTGTGGTTTTAACGCACATTCAATTGCAATCTGCTCTAAGTTCTCACGTTCAGAGAAACGAATTGCGGCATTGTAAAATGCGTCTTGTTTGGGCTGAGGAATCGCATACATTGTTATCGTTCCTTGATATGTCACAATTCAAAAACAATCAAAAAGTCTGTGTTTGACTAACCCTAAGCTTAATTAATTAGCTAAGTGACATAGCCAGCACAGGTCTATAATTTTGAGTAAGGTAATTATGGGTATCTATTTACCCCACTCGCTGTTCGGCTTCTTTTATGGCGATTTGATGCATGGCAATCATATTAATTAACGGTTTTTCTCGGGGCAGGTCTTTCTTTTTGATAATGATCTTTCCTTTACGGATGTAATCAATCACAGTGCCTTTTGGCATACCGGTTAATGAACAGTATTGCTCAACTGTCACGAATGGAGTGGGAATTGCTATTTGAAATTGAAACATAGTGGTATCCTTATTCGTCAAAAACACACAACTCACTTTATATCGTTCAGACCCATCACAACCTGACGATATTGACTATGGTAGTTCTTATATGACTATGGATCAAGAAAAAATTCCACCATTTGAATATAGTGGAGGGAGGAACTTCACATCAAGACTGTTAAATGTGACAGGCGCAGACAATTTGGTTGCGCTTTCTGACATGATTGGTGTGCCAAGAACTACAATTTCAACGTGGCATCGACGCGATATGACAGCTTATGAGGTTGCTGTTCGTATTTGCCTTGCTACTGGTGCGTCATTGAAATATGTAGTGCTAGGCGAAGGGGAACCTTTTGATACAGTGGCGAAATCCATTGACGTATCCATTCCACTAACAAAAGAAGTATTACAAGATGGTGAAATCACAACTGATGGTGTGATTAAATTTGATGGTGTATTACTTAATAACTACAGCTTAAACAAAGATACTGTCCGCTTAGTTGAATACGATACTGAATTAATGATGGTAGATATCAGCAAAAATCATCCAACCTCTGGCAGATATCTAATCGATATAGATGGTTCAATCTCGATTAATCATCTCCAGCGCTTACCCGGTAAGAAACTTGCAATGAGTTTTGGGGACTCTTCAGTTGAAATAGCACAAGAAGATATTAAAGTGATTGGTCGTGTTGCTATAGTAATTGATAAAGAATAAATTTTTATAATATATAAACAATGATACTCGCCTTAATAAAAAGCGAGTATCATTTAGATTGAATAATTCCTAATACTATTTTTAAAACACACTACTTAATTCTATATTTTCAACTGTAGATTGCTTAATAGATGTTTTTTTAAAAAAAACATCTAATATACAACTCAACATTACACTCGTTTCAGGGTTAAATGCACACCCACCAATAGGTGGATAAATATATTCAGGATTATAAATACATCCACGTTTAAAAAGCCTAGCTTTTGTATGATAATTTGATATATATTCCGGGTGATTTTCACTGAACAAAAGTGTCAAACTGTCAATGCTCAGGTATTCTCCTTTTTTGTAAGTACGCAAGTAATTTATATATTTACTAGTACACTCAGGTAAATGTCTATCCCTAACTACAGAGAAATTAGAATATTTTGCATCAATAATATGTGTTTTTAATTTGCCATTTATATTATGAACGAGAACAAAATCAGGTTTATACTTTATATTTCTTTTTATTTTAACATCGACTAAAGAATAACCTATATGCTCTATGATTTTTTCAGAAGAAAACGTTGAAGTATTTGGTTCATACCACAAATCTAATATTTCATCATTTCGTCTAAATCGATAGAAATTATTCAATTCATTTATTGGCTTAAAACCTTCATTTAAAGAATCGTCAAAATAAACAGATTCATCATGAATAAAACCTATTTTTTTAAGCTGCTCGATTAAACCAACCAAACATACAAATTCATAAATTTTAGGTATACTTCTTAAACTAAATGCTTCAGCTATACCATCCCAATTAGGTTCTCCAACATCGTAGTATGATCGTAAAAATCTATAAAGTCCAAAATAATGTGTCTTTGAAATTACCTGTTGAGTTGGTACAGGAGATGTTGTGATATTCGGATTTATTGAACATGGTAAATATTGTTCAATAAAAAGTATGCTCTGTTTCGTACGTTTAATAGCTAAAATAATCTTATCAAACTGTACATTTAATAAAAGACCTGACTCTTCTAGTATTCGATCTATCGAGACAAACTCTTCACCATTAAAATTTAATATTGATGAATCACAAGATCTTCTTTTCTCTAAATCCAAAACTATTTGTGTGAGAAATCGTAAATAATGATGTGCAAATGCTAATATTACCTGATTCTCAAAAACATTCGTATTACGGGTATATACTGACCGTTCTACACGATTTACTTGGTAATGCTGACCTCTAATAGTTAAATCTCTAGAGCTAACATCACAGCGAGTCAAAGTATCTGGGTTTCTTGATATGTAAGCAATAGAGCGATCATCAAGAACTTGATAACTAGAATGATTAGTAACCTCCGTTGTACACTTAACCGAAGAGCAAGGATCTTTTTGAAATCGTCCCCTCTCACTCAAAAAATACTCTAGAACTTTTAGACCTGAGTTTATTTTTTCACTGATATTATTAGTTTTTTTATCAGATTGTCCCATATGTTTTGATGGACTAAAACAAATAGCGCTAATATCTGCTCTTTCTGACAAATATTTTAAAAATCCAATAGCACGCTCAGATGTGACTTTTCTGCCATATATATTTACAGGTTTAATTCTATTAAAGCATAGATCATTAGTAATAATTTCAAAGAAAACAGTTCCCATATAATTCTGAAAAATTTTACTCTCTTTTATTTCATATGTTATTAGATTATTTCTATCAACATTAGAAATATGTAACGGTAGATAATAATCTCCTATTTGAATGATTGGCTTATCTTCAAAACTCACAATTATTTTTATAACTACCTTTTCATATTCAGATATTAATAAAGGTGTATCTAAAGCACGTAACATATCTACTACTTCACCATTTTCACGGTGAAGCATCATAGAAATGATAGGTTCCATAAGTATCCCCAAGATTAATAATGGAAAAAGTTAAACGTGTCTAAATGGTACTTACCACGCTCAATCATATCTGTTAATTTATTTTCAGATAGTTGAAAATTATTCTCAGAACAATGATTAACTAGACTTTCAAGTCGTTTAAGAGTACCGCTACCGTTACCGTTAATTACTGGTAGAATATAGTATAAAATAGCATAATCACATGCATTTTGAAGAGCCTCTTCATATTGAATAGAATCTACTTGTTGCAATAGGCTAACCAGCGTTGCGATATAATGCTTAATTATATATTGCTTACGTTTACTTATATTAAACATCACACCAAGATCTGAATCTTTTGATGCTAATATATTCATAAACTCCTCAATAGAGATAGGCAAAGATTCCAATGTATCTTTATCAATATAAACAACATTTTTACCAAATAGCATTTCTACTGTTGCAGCACTGACTTTTACATTAAATTCATTATCTAAATCACTAATCAGTGGATTATTAATATCAAATACTATACTGTCAAATGGAATAACAGCTGCTCTATCTAATAATCGAGGTGATAATGATTCGGTTGTCATATCATGATTTACAGTTGCAATTATATTTAATGAATCAGGTAATTTAATCGCGCTTTCACCTATTTGTAATTTCCGACTTGCTTCCTGATCTGCAATATTCAAAAATATAGAACCATAATGTTCCATTGGTGAAAGGTTTGCTTCATCCAAAAGTAATGTATGAGGAGGACAGTTATTTTCTTGATCCTTTTCAATACCTTTAAAGTATTGATATACACCTGTTGGGGCTGGTGAATATACACCTGTTAATGAATTATGAAATCCAATTAATTCTCTTTCAGTTGTCCAGCTTCGCCCAACAGCAACTTCAAGAAATCGATCTTCTTGTCCAATATAATCTTTATACATTCGAATAAAAGATGTTTTACCAATACCAGGGGGACCAGATAGAATAGTTATAAATGTCTGTTGTTGCGCTAATAGTATAGATGCAATAAATCCAGCACTATACATCCGATCATCATTATTAAATTTTGATGTTATTGTTCGAATAAAATCTGATGCTAACTGGCGTACTTTAATATTATCATCTTCCGTAATTGTTGCTCTTTCGATAGATGATAGTTCTATTTTTTTTTCTATCTTTGGTAATGGTGAGTGGATAATAGATGAAACATAAGGAATCATATCTCTAAGTTTACCTTGTAAAATTAATTCATTTTCTACAAGTTTATTTTCTAAATCTTTTAATGTATCATTTTTCTTATCTATATTTCGACGTAAATAATCAAAGTCACTTTCTTTTTCCTCAACTTTTTTTGTTAATTCATCAAGATTTGAATAATAACCATGCTTATCTTGTAATATTTTTAGCTCATCATTTAATAATTTTATTGAAGAATCAACTTGTGCTTTTTTCTTTGCTAATTCTTTTTCAAAATGTTCTGATTGTAATTGTTCTGTTTTTTCTGTTATTTCACCATCAAGATCAGCTAAATCACGAGTCGCTTTAATTCTCTTGGCATCAAGAAACTCAATTTCTTTTTTAATAGAAGATAACTGAATTGATAACTCATTCGATGCTTTCTCTGCACTTTTAGACCATCGTTCATTAAATTTAATTTTTTCACTTTCTAATGCTGTATCTAATACATTTCTACATGATGGTTCATTTGTAACAATAAGAGCCAATTCTTTTATTATATCTTCAGAATAAGTACAACGATTTATAAGCTCTACTAATTCAGCTCTCTTTTGTCGACTAAATGGCGAATTAGAATCATTAAATTGTTTAATTAATAAATTAGCATTTATTTTTTTTATAACTTTTGATTGTTTCAATGTAGATAAATAAAGAGCAAATTGTTCTATCGTAACATAATCAGTAATATTGTTTTTTACAAGTTCTATACGTGATACATCTGTTAAATAATATTCATTTTCAGTAGTAGTTACAACATCCTTATTATTGTTTTTGAATTCATCAAAATTAAACTTTAATATTGTGCCAACCTGTATACTTGGAAATCCATTTATTTTTCCACATGCAGGTATTAGTTTACCGATCGCTAAGTCTGATTTTTTATCATCTTCATCTCTACCTAATAAAAATGGACCAAAAGCAAAACCATCATCAATAATAAAGAATATTTTTGTATGAGGAAGTGTATTTAATCGAACATGACTCACAGATGAATCAGGTAATTTACTATAAATGAATGAATAAATTTCATGATTTTTAAAAGCAGTTACACTATTTTCAAAGGCAACATAGTTTGTTTGATTATCTCCTACATTTTTATTATTAGTAACTTTTATCTTAATTAATTTATTATCAAATCGGCTTTGTAATTTTCCAAAAGATTCAGTAAAAAAAACTTCATCTCGATCATCAAAATATTTCTCTTGATTAATAGGTGATATTAAATCATCGTCTATTTCAAACAATATTTTTGCTAAGCCTAAATTTGGCCTTCCTTGTTCATCATAAGTTGAATTTATTGGAGTATCTAAATAACCAATAACTGTTCTATATTCATCATGCATAATTATTCTCTTTTTATGTTTTATTCTTATATTAAAAACATTTTAAAGTAGATTAATATTACCTAGTTGTTAAATACTAACCAACTGACAACAAAAAAATTATAGTTAGAATTGATAATATTTATCAAGACAATAAAATGTACACCCATTATTAGAGTAAGCATATGCACCTAAATAGTCAAACAATGGTTCAGAAAACAAACACTTGTTTACAATATATATTGTTAATACAAAATACAACAATAAAATAAGCAATATAACAACCTTAATTTAATAGATTTATTCTTTTGGTAACAAATGCCGTAAAAAAACCAACACCAAAATAAATCATATTTCTCATAAAAACAAAATAAAAACATAGTCACAACTTACATGTTACATTTATTTATTCGAATATAATTTAAAACTTAAGTTACCTAAATAAAACTATCTTCACTCCCCCAATTAGCAACGTACATAGAATAAAAACTAATATAATGTCTAACGAATAAGGCTAGTTTAATCATAATGTCGATAATAGATTTATTTTGTTTAGTTTTATAATAACGACTATTCGTAATATACTACTTATTAAATTATGACTTATATTTGGTATCTTTGTGGTTTCATTTGCTCTTGGTATAGCGTTTGGTATTTTTATGACCATATGGTATTTAGTGTTTGATTTTTCATTTAATTTTGATCATGCAATTACAGTCAATGTGATGATTGCTGTTGCTACAATGATTGCTGCTGCAATTCATTTTGATTCTGTACGTCATCAAAGAAAAGACCGCTTATGGGAAATTAATAAAGAAAGTTTATTGAAATTATCAAAAGCTATTTCTGATTCTGTTGAAATGACATCAAAATTTCAAGATGATGAATTTTATAGAATGCATGGGATAGAAGATAAAGTTAAGGATATTAATACTGATGGTTATCAAGAAGTTTTTAAACAGTTTGAAGAGACTATTTCTGATTCTATTAATGTTTACAAACCCTTATTAAGCTCAATTGTAATTGAGGCTATTGAGGAATATCAGCAATCAGAAAAAAATATTATAATATTATACGACTCAGAGGAATACACAGAATTTCAGGTATACGAAGATAGATTATTTATTCAGAAAAAGTTACAAAAAGTAGTATTAAATTATATCAAGCAAGCTTCTCGAATTTAAGTAATTATGTTCAGATATTCATGTAAAATAAACATAATCATTTAACATGAATCACTTACCGTTATTATCCTTGTTGTATCTAAATATTATAATATGGTCAGTACATAAATAGAACGAACATTAAATGACCGTCCATCGTGGCGGTCTTTTTCGCTACATAACCATATCTAGTCCCTCTACATCAAACATCTCCTGTTTTATTCATCGTAAACAAACATTGCTTTTTCTCCAAAAAACAATACTGTATATAAAAACAGTGCTATTGGTTTTATTATGGCAATCAGAAATCTTAAAGACAACAGCAAGAATCCTTGGCTTTGCGAGTGTTATCCGCAAGGACGAGAAGGTAAACGTATCCGAAAGCGGTTCTCTACCAAAGGTGAAGCTATCGCTTTTGAACGTTTTACAATGAAAGAAGTGGACAATAAACCTTGGCTTGGGGATAAAACCGATAATAGACGCTTATCTGACCTTCTAGATTTATGGTGGGTATTGCATGGCCATTCAGTGAAAACGGGTAAGCAGACTTACAACATCATCAAAATATTTATCCAAAAAATAGGTAATCCTCTTGCAGTCAAATTTACGGCTCAAGACTATTTACACTATAGATCGACAAGAGAAAGTCATCATTCAGCACAACCCAATTTAGTCATTTCTCCAGCAACAAATAATATAGAGTTAAAATCATTAAGGGCTATGTTCAACCTTCTATCCAAATACAACGAATGGAAATTTGATAATCCGTTAAAAAATATTCAACTAATGAAAAACTCTGAGCGAGAGTTGGCTTTTTTAACTAAAGATCAAATACCAGAATTTTTGAATAAGATAACGAATGACAACAGTCCTTCATCAAATGAAATTCTTGTTGCTGTAAAAATATGTTTATCTACAGGTGCAAGGATTGGTGAAGCATTGTCATTAAAGCGCTCACACGTTACACATCAAAAACTAACATTTACAGATACAAAAAGTAAAAAGAATAGATCTGTTCCTATTTCACCATCGCTCTACAGTGAAATAATTAATATTACCAAAACAGAAAGTGATATTTTTAATGTTAGCTATTACGCTTGTTGGGAATGTGTTAAACGGGCATTGCCAAACCATGTTCCCAAAGGACAAGCCACGCATATATTAAGACATTCATTTGCGAGTTATTTCATGATTAATGGCGGTAATATTCTGGTGCTACAACGAATATTAGGACATTCAAAAATTGAACAAACAATGGCTTACGCCCATTTTTCACCGGAGCATTTAATGGAAGCAGTACGGCTAAATCCATTAGCTTAAAATGGCGACAAAGTGGCGACACTCCTCGTTAAAGGTCACTTTAAGCCAGCTTTATTCGTATATTTAGAGATTACAACAACACAAAATAACAACAAAAACACCTACTAATCAACATGTTATATATTTCCATTATTTTTACGAATCAAACGGGTGGTTTTATTGGAGAAGAAAATGCTCAATTTGAAGCGGAAACTTACAGCTAA